GCATAGAACGCCACACATATTACTATCATTGTTGAAATTTTCATGTCTCTCTCCTAAAGTTGACAAACGAACTTTAAACTCATAAAAAACACCTGTCAAGTATTTTCTAGTAAATATCTATAAATAAAATAGTTTGCAATTAGAAATACATTGTGATAATGTTTTGCCCTATGGATAACTTACGTTACATTATATTAGATGAGTTTGACGGAAAACCGCTAAGAGCCTTTAGTAACAAGGCATCTGCTCTTTGGTTTCTTGAGAATAGGTCTGATTGTAAGCTCCATATTCTGCCTAAGCCGCCTAAAGCAAAAGTCGTGCCAATGTCAGAACTTTATGAAGAATGTTTATTTTAAGGAGAGTATTATGACACAAACTGAATTATTAGAAAAATTATTAGTAGCACAAACATCATTATGTAAAATCCAAAACATTATAGATGCATCAGACACCCATTTAACAAGTGGTGGTTTAGAGTTAGACGAAGAAGAATTAACCACAATTTATGAACATATTTGTCAAGGTTTAGGAGACATGAATGTACAAGATTAAGAACTGGGAAAAGTTTAATCTCTATAATCCTAAGAACCCACGTTATCAAAAAAAGATGACGTGGTTCAAGTTTTATGGTACGGATTACATAAATAACATAGATATACATAAGCTATCTTTTGAACAAAAAGCTGTTTTAGTAGAGTTATGGTGTCTTGGTTCTGAAAGTGATGGTGTGTTACCAGACCTGTTTGAAATAGCTTTTAGACTTCATTATCCTATTGATTTTGTTGATAAAATAACAAAAGAACTATTTGCTAGAGGATTACTAGTAGAAAACTACGAGCCTGTTAGGATAGAGAAGAGAAGAGAAGATAAGATAAGAGAAGATATATATGTCGTTAAAACGACCAATAGGTTTGATGAATTTTGGGAAAGCTATCCTAATGTTCGTAAAGTCAATAAAAAAACTTGTATGGAAAGATGGGCTAATAAAAACATTGACGCTATAGCAGATGAAGTGATAGGGTATGTAAACAAAATGAAAAATACTCAATCATGGAAGGATGGCTTCTCACCAGCTCCACTTACTTTGTTAAACCAAGAGAGATGGAATGATGGAGAAGTACAACAAGTTCGCAAGGTTTGGGAAGGTGGCATCTAGTGAACATAGGTGAAGTTATAGACAAACTAACAGTTAGCCAATCAACAGTTCAAGAATTTTATAATGAGGGGTATGGACATGCAGAGTTTAAGGTTAAAGGTACGGATATATTTGCTGATGACTTGGTCAAGTATTTTAGTGAGGAAGTTCATAGTGGAAAATCGTTGGGATGGATTAAGACGGAAGATAAATTCCGTATTAGGTCTTCGGAACTAACAATTCTTACTGGTGTATCAGGTCATGGTAAGTCTATGTGGTTATCGCAAGTTGTACTAGCTATGATGAAACAAAATACTAAATGCTTAATAGCTTCTTTAGAAATGAGACCTGTTCTTACATTAGCTAGAATGATTACACAAGCATTAGGTTCACCAGAGCCAACAGATGATTACATTCGTAAGTTTTGTGATAGAGCTAAAGACAAGTTATATATCTACGACCAATTAGGAGTTACAACTTCACAAGATATGTTTGCTACGCTATACTATGGTAAACATGTTTTGGGATGTGAGGTATTTGTGATAGACTCTCTTATGAAAATGTCTGATATTAGTGAAGAGTCTTTAGAAAATCAAAAACGATTTGTAGATAGATTAGCAACCACTTGTCGTGATTTAGAAATTCATGTATTTTTGGTAGCTCATACTCGTAAGATGAAAGATGAAACAGAGATACCTGATGCAACAGATATCATGGGTAGCTCTTTAATTAGAGCATTATGCGACAATGTAATTTGTACGTGGCGTAACAGATATAAAGAGAAATTGATAGAAGAAGGTAAAACTTCTGACGAAGAGTTAAAGATTATTCCAGATGCAAAGGTTTTTGTTCAGAAGCAGCGTAATGCACAATGGGAAGGTTCGTTTAACTTTTGGTTTGACCAAAAAGGTTTAAAATATAAGGAGAGTCCGTAATGATTTATGATTCAACATGGTTTGTGTTAAGTATTATGTATGCTACAAGAAAACAATGGAGAGTTAAACTTCATGCAAAACGTTGTAAAGATAACGACCAGTCTGCTGAAAGATACCACAGAGATGCAGCAGTTCTGAACAGAGCTATGGATAGATATAAAATTGAAGGTAGAAGGGCTACTTGGTAATGACTATAAATGAATTTATCAAACAATGTAAAAAGCTATTTGGTCCAGACATAGAATACAAAGCAACTTCTAAAGACGGACAAGTATTTAAAACGAAAGGATGGAGAGATGATAAAGTGGGCACTAACCAAAGACAACTTACCCCAGCTTATAGAGAAGCTAAAAAGTCTTGACTTTACTAAACGCTGGCGTGTAACAGTAACAGACGCTAAACTTAACCGTAGCCTAGAACAAAACGAAAGATTATGGGAATTATATACAAGCATAGGTCAGCATCTTGGTATTGAGAAAGACAAGATACATGAACTTATGGGATATAAGTTTTTACGTTACCAAACAGAAATTGCAGGTATGCCTGTAGAACTTATAAAATCTAGCACAAAACTAACAACTTCAGAAATGACAGAATACCAACAACAAATAGAGGTATGGGGTCAGACTATGGGTTGGGGTTGGGATTATTAGTGGATGAAGATTTAGGTAGTGTAAGATTAGCAACATTAGAAGACCTGCCTTATGTTATTAGTTTAAGTAAAAAAGAAAGTAGCTCATTAGGGTTCATTCCTAAAATGGCTTATGAAGCAGCAATAACAGGCATTAAAACTGGTGATAGATGGAGTAATGTTTGTAACGATAAATTGTTTATAATAGAATGTAATAAAGATTTAGTAGGGTTTTGTTTGTGTAGTTTTGGATTGCCGCATGCAAATATGAGAATAGGTCGTATAGCTCAAATATGTATTCAAACAGACGCAAGAAAATTATTAAGAGGTAAATTATTGCTTGACCATGTTATTAGTTATGGTGAAACAAAGTTTACTTTTAGATGGCAATGCGGTTGTGCAGATGATTTAGAAAGTAATGTTTTTTGGAAAGCAATGGGTTGGGTTCATATTGCAGATAGACAAGGAATATCTCACAAGAATACTTGGAAACAAACAAGCAAACGAAAGGTTAATGTGTATAGATTTGATAAAATGGATTTTTTATTAGTATGAACTACAGAAACCCTAAACTACTTAAACTAGCAGATGGAGCACCATGTATGATGTGTTCTATTCAAGACGGAACTGTAGTATCTGCACACTCTAATCAATTACGTGATGGCAAAGGAACAGGTATCAAGGGACATGATTATCGTATAGCGTTCCTATGTCACCAATGCCACCACATGATAGATAATGACAAGATGTTAGATAAATATGATAGAATAGCAGCATGGGAAGAAGCACACCGTAAAACTATAGGTTGGTTATTTACTAACGGACATTTAGGAGTAAAATAAATGGGTAAAGGTTCTGGAAGAAGACCATTGTTAATTTCTGAACAAGAAGCACAAGACAACTGGGACAAGATATTTAAGAAGAAAAAGAATAGTGATGATGTATCACCACACGCTTATGAATACGAACTTAATAAGTCCACCGGTAATGTAGAGAAAAGATTTAAAGACGGAATATCTAAACCTAACGAAAGTCAATTTGATGGCAACTAGCCCAACGCAGTTAAGTCTTAAAAAATTACGAGAAGAAGGATACACATGTTGGATAACAGAGCATTGGAATAATTGGAGTAAGACAAGACAAGACCTTTTTGGATTTATAGATATAATTGCACTTAAAAAAAATGAAACATTAGCAATCCAGACCACAACAGCCACAAACCTAAATGCGAGAGTAAAAAAGATAAGTGACCATGAAAACGTAGGTGCAGTTCGTAATGCAGGGTGGTCCATACATTGTCACGGATGGCATCAAGACGATAAGAAAAAATGGCATTGTAAAGTTAAGGATGTATCGTGAACACTAGAGATAAAATACTAGCTTATCTTACAGAACCTAGAACTATAAAGGATATAGCTGAACATGTAGAAGCTAACTATCACACTATTAAAAACTTGCTTGTATCCATGAAGATGGAAGGGGATGTACATTCATTTAAAGATAACGATAATAGACTTATGCACTATTACATTCCACAACCACATCCACTACAAGCTATATTTGGACACACAGCAAACTTCACAGAAGACCAAATAAAAGGCGTTATCAGTCATAACGCAGATGATGCTAAACATAACCTTCAACAAAGAACTACACAAGAAACATTTGGGCAAAGCGTAGCATATACGCTAACACAATATGATTAGTATGGAACGTTTACTGTCCATTCTAGAGGATTGGGCTTTGTGGATGAAGACGGATAATCACCGTTTAAATTATCCATCTAAAAGCATAGGCATGTCATCTGGTGGAGAGTCAACTTCAGAAGCGTTTGAAGAGATGTGTTCTGCCCAAGATATGTCTAACGTTAGAACCATACACGCTATTGTGCATAGCTTAGAACAAGGACAGCAAGACGCTATCTATGCTAAATACTTAGGTGCTAAACCACCATTAGCATTTTACTGGCAATTAGATATGG